AAAGCGACAGTTGGAGATAGAGTATGGGAGTCATTATACCAGCAACGTCCTACAGCAGAACAAGGTGCTATACTCAAGAGAGATTGGTGGCGAAAATTGGATCACGAACCTCACTATGATTTTATCGTTCAAAGTTATGATACTGCTTTTAGTACGAGAGAGTCTGCTGACTTTTCAGCAAGAACGACATGGGGAGTATTCTCTCGTGTAAATGAAGATGGTGCGGTAGAAGCATGTATACATTTAATTGAAGCATGGAAAGACAGAGTAGAGTATCCTGATTTAAGAAGAATAGCCCAAGAATCATATTGGGATATGAAACCTAATTTAGTATTAATCGAGAAACGTGCATCAGGGCAATCATTACTTCAAGATTTAAGACGTGCGGGTATTCCTGTTCATGAATATAAACCAGATAAAGATAAAGTTTCGAGAGCACACGCAGTCGCTCCCATGTTAGAGAGTGGTCTAATATGGATCCCCGATAATGAAATATGGGTTGATGAACTTCTCGCAGAATGCGCAGCTTTTCCTTATGGAAAGCACGATGACTATGTCGATACATGTACTCAAGCTTGGCAGTTAATAAAAGAGCAATATTTAGTAGCGCATCCGCTAGATCCAGATTTATTTGACGAATGGGACGATAAACCGATAAAAACAAATTTAATCGAAAAGAGATATTATAGTTAGACAAGTGAATGTAACTAGTATAGATATTTTATAATAAGGAGGTCATGATGACTGCAATGTATAAACCAACGAAAGACAGACCAAGTAGAGGCTTGCAATATGCTGCAGCTTATAACGAAGCTGAAAATCGTTTTTATTCAAAACATCCTGAAAGAAGAAAAGATAATTCAATGATTCAAAAAGCAATGAATAATCCAGGCTTACTTGTCGAGGAAGTTGAAGATAAAAAAATTAACACTATTCCATATGGAAAGGACTAAACTATGAAAAAACAAGGCTATAATGCTCGTAAAGATGAGCAACTAGGAATGACTAGAGGTAAACAAGCTGGTAAAAAAATGTCAATGGCTGGCAGAAGAAAAGTAGCAAAAGCAACTCGTAAACCTAAAGGCTCTTACGGATTTAAAAAGAAGTAGGTATAACATGATGAGAGGATATAAAAATCCCGACACTCCACAAAAGTTTAGGGAAAAACATGCGAATCAAATGGATTCTCAAAAAAGAAAACTTCAAAATGGTTATGCTTGCGATGTAGGAAGCGCAAAAATTAATGTAATGGGATTAAGTGTAGGAGGTTCAGCTTCGACTGTTACTCCAGCTAAACCTCGTAATGCAAGTGCTTCTATTTACAAAACAACTACTGTTCCAACTCCTAAAGTCTAGTATGGATCCTACGGAGTGTTGCGCGGTGTGTGGCTGCGATAAAAATAAATGTATTTGTGAAGAGGGATGCGAATCTTGCGGTGCTTAGATGCCTTTTAAATCTAAAAAACAACGAGCATTTTTATATGCGAATAAACCAGAAATCGCAAAGAAATGGTCTAAAAAATATGGGAGTAAAATAAATGGCAGAAAAAATAAAACCAAAGAAAAAGCCAAAAAGTAAATATCAAAAATTTTTAGATAAACATGGAATAATCGTTCCGTCAGCGGCAGATAAATCTGCTATGCGTATGGGATTTTTACATCAGCAAGAAGAAGCTGAAGCAAGTCCAGATTATGCTAAAAAAAAGAAAAAAAGAAAGCAAGCGAGTGCTGCAATTATGAAAGCTGAAAAAGCAAGAAGGGCTAGGGCTAAACGCAAAGCAAAACCTATGGGAAAATAATATTATGGCGATAGATACAAAAAGAATTAAACTTAAACAAAAACTTAAAGACGAAATTTTAAAATCTGTAATGGGAGGAAAAGCATCTCCTAAAAAAAGAACTGGACCTGCAGATAGACATCCACCAAAATCCAAAAAGAAATTACCACGAACAAAAAGATCAATAGGACCAGCAGGAGCTTCTACTGTCAGTAAAGATGGCAAAAGAATGAAGAAAAGATAATGGTTACTAAAAAATTTGATAGACGATATGGTCAACCAGTTTCGATAGGACTTGCGGGAGAAGGTGCTTTTGGAGAATTATTAGCAGATCATTATAATAAGGGAAAATTAAGTAGAGCTGATGTAAAAGAAATTTTAGATTATAAAAAATCATTAAAAAAGAAAAGGAAAAAGTAATGGCAAAAAATTGGATTCAAAAAGCAATTAAAAAACCAGGTGCTTTACGAAAATCTTTAGGAGTTAAAGCAGGTAAAAAAATTCCTGCTAGTAAATTAAATAAAGCTGCTAAAGCAAAAGGTAAATTAGGTCAACGTGCACGATTAGCTAAAACTTTAAAAGGTTTTAAAAAGTAGTGGTAGAAGAAGTAATAAGTTTAGAGGAAGTACAAGTTGAACTTCCAGAAGAAGATATATTAGAAACTGGTGTTGAAATAAATCTTGAAGAAACAGATGAATTCATTAATCCATTAGATACAGATCATTATTCCAATCTCGCAGAGAATATGGATAAAAATCATTTAGGTCGTATTGCTGCAGATTTATTTGATAAATATGAAAGTGATGTATCCAGTCGAAAAGATTGGGCAGATCAATATTCAAAAGGTTTACGCATGCTCGGTGTTATTACTGAAGATAGGTCAGACCCATTTCCAGGTGCATCGGGTGTTCATCATCCATTAATGGCAGAAGCTGCTACGCAGTTTCAAGCAAGAGCCATTTCTGAGATGTTTCCTCCTGGCGGACCTGTAAAGACACAGATCATAGGAAAAGTAACTGAAGAAAAAATGAAACAAGCATCAAGAGTTCAGGAATTTATGAATTATCAACTGACTCAAGAAATGCCTGAATATTTTAGCGAATTAGATCAGTTATTATTTTACTTGGCAGTGTCAGGGTCCGCATTTAAAAAAGTTTATTATGATTCAACATTAGAAAGAGTACGTTCTTCTTTTATACCAGCAGAAGATTTTGTTATATCTTATGGAAGTAATGACTTGGAAACTTCTCAAAGATACACTCAAGTTATGAAAATAACTTCAAATGATTTAAGAAAACAAATAGCTTCTGGGTTTTATAAAGAAATAAACATTAATAGTGATACTAATGATGATGAAGTTAATACAGTAGCTTCTACCATTCATAGATTAGAGGGAGTATCTGATACATTAGGTCAAAATATTCACACTGTTTTAGAAATTCATTGTGATTATAATATAGAAAATGAAGATGATGAAAATGCAATAGCACTTCCTTACATTATTACTATTGATAGTGCATCACAACAAGTTTTAGCTATTAGAAGAAACTGGAAAGAAGATGATAAGTTAAAGAAAAAAAGAACTTATTACATTCATTACAAATATTTACCGGGTTTAGGTTTCTATGGCTTTGGTTTAATTCACATGATTGGTGGATTACAACACGCTGCGACAGGAGCATTACGAGCATTACTTGATTCTGCAGCATTTGCTAACTTAAATGGTGGATTTAAAACAAAAGGAGCAAGAATAGAAGGCGGAGATATGACAGTTTCCCCTGGAGCATGGTTAGAAGTAGAAGCATATGGCGATGATTTAAAAAAATCGTTTATGCAATTACCATTTAAAGAGCCTTCTCCTACTTTAATGCAACTTTTAGGTGTTTTAACTGAATCTGGAAGAAGATTTGCAAGTATAGCTGACGCTATGGTAGGCGATGCAGCAGGAACTTCACCAGTTGGAACAACTATTGCACAAATAGAACAGGGAAGTAAGATATTTTCTGCTATTCATAAGAGAGTACATCACGCTCAAGCTTTAGAATTAAAATTAATAGGCGAATTAGATGGTGAATATCTTCCAAATGAGTATCCATATGAAGTAGTTGGCGATGCGGGCATGGTAAGACGTGCAGATTTTGATGATAGAATAGATATTATCCCAGTTTCTGACCCAAATATTTTTTCTCAAGCACAAAGAATAGCTTTAGCTCAAACTACACTTCAAATTGCTCAATCAGCACCACAAATTATAGATATTAAACAAGCTTATAAGAGATTAATTCAAGCTTTAAATTTACCAGATCCAGATTCTTTAGTTATCGATGATGATGATATTATGAGACGTGATCCTGTATCAGAAAATATGGCATTATTAAATGGAAAACCAATAAAAGCATTTATTGATCAAAATCATGCTGCCCATATTGCAGTTCATGAACAATTTCTTTCTGATCCTCGTTATGGTGGAAGACCAGAGGCTAAAGAAGCTATAATCGGACCAATGTTAGCACATTTAGGAGAACATGTTGCATTTCAATATCGTCAACAAATGCAAATGGCAGTTGATGCAGCAACAGGACAACCGATTCAATTACCTATTCCTAATTTTGACGATAACCCAGAGATTGAAGAAGAAGAATTAACTCCAGAAATGGAAAATCAACTAGCTGCATTTGAAGCACAGTCAGCTCAAATGTTAGCTGAATCTCAACCTCCTAGTGAAGAACAAGTTAAAGAGCAAAGAATGGCAGCAAGTGATGAAGCTAATATTGCATTAAAACAAGAAGAAATGAATATTAGAAAAGAACGATTTATTGCAGGTGAAAAAAATAATGAAAGAACTCAATCAAGAAAAGATAAAGAACTTCAATTAAAAGCTGTTGAAATGTTTGAAAGAAATAAAAAGAGTGGATCAAAAGCAAAAAAATAGAATTAGACCTACTGGAGAAGAAATAAGAAAAGCAAAAAAATTTCTTCAAAATAAAAAAATGCCTTTAAATTTATTTAAACCAAGATTATTTGCTTCTGCAAGTAAAGAAATAAATGAAAATTATAATGGAACTTTAAATAATTTATTAAAAGTATATAAAGCAACTAATAAAGTCTACAGGAGAAAATATTATGGCAACACTACCGATAGTACAAGCGATAGTCCAAGAAATAAAGAAGTATAAAACAGAATTAGCTAGTAGATCACTAGCACCGGGTTTTGATACGTTTGAGTCGTATCAAAAAGCAAAAGGAATATCTGAGGGTTTAGATAAAGCTTTAGATATTTGTTTAGAAATGGAAAAACGTTATATTCAAGGAGATGATACGGATGATTAGAAATGAAGAATGGTTTACTGACGATGATATAGCCGATCCTAGTAGTAAAGATTTACCAAAACCTTGTGGTTGGAGAATTTTAGTTCGCCCTGCAGCAATGGTAAAAAAATCAAAAGGTGGGATTATTTTAACTGATAAAAATGTACAAGAACAACAATACTTAAATTCTAAAGGTAGAATAATTGCTATGGGTAGTGAGTGTTATAATAATCGAAGCACAAATTGGTGTACAACAGGGGACCATATTGTATATAGTAGATATGCAGGATCAAAAATTGACGTTAAAGGCGTTAAGTTGCTCTTGCTCAATGATGACGAGGTATTGGCTGTATTACCAAATCCAGATGCAATAACTCAAAATCTTTAATACGCACTTGTTGCGACAATACATAGGGAGAAAAAACTATGACAGACGATGTGAAAGATATTACACCCGATAATGAAATCGAGGTAAAAATAATCGAAAGTGAAGTTGATCAACTAAAAGAAGAAACTAATCCTCTTGAAGTTAATCAAGTAGAACAACCTCAACAATCCGCCGAACCAGAAGATTTAAGTAAAACAGTTGAATCTCTACGAAGTGAATTAGAGGAAATAAAAAAGGAACCTTATAGTGCTCGTGTTAAAAATCGAATTGCTAAAGAAGTTTCAAAAAGAAAAGCAGAAGAAGATAAATCTAAACTGCTCGAAGAAAGGTTA